TTGACTTACTGAAGCATTCGCTATATTTGTCCAAAAAGAAAAAGAAAAGTTACCTGTAAAATTCATTGAATTTGTCGGTAATTCAACAACTGAATTAGATCCATTAAATTGGAAAGCGTTATTTATCTTTCCAGAAATGTATGTTAATCCTCCTACTGCTGTACCGTTATTTGTGCCAAAAGAATCGTTTGTGTTATTATCTGCATTGTATACGGCAAATAAACCAGTGTTTAAAGTTGATGGTATAGCACCACTTCCCATACTATTAATTAAAGGATAATAATTTCTCATTATGCTTCTGTGTTAACTCCTAAAACGTCAAATTTATCATCCGTAGCGTTGTAAATTACACCTAAATAAGTTGTTTTACTTATTGTTGTTGTAGTCGGTAAAGTAACGCCTAACGCTCTAAATTTAGCTCCATAGGTAATAGCTCTCGCAGTTCCGTTGTCTTTGATTCTAAACAATAAAGCTTGCCCCTCTGTAAATGTCCCTGTTGGATTAGCTAAAGTTAAAGCTTCCGCTTGAGCTGTTATTTTCACTAAATCATTTGTAGAAGTAGCTGTAACAGTCGCAGCACTTGTAACGCTTTGAACTTCTGCTGTTGGTTTAGCAAATGTACCATCACCAATTAAACTTTTTGAGGTGTCATTAGGAGCTTTAGGTGCAAAACCATGTTTTGACGTGCTAACGTTATTCGTAGTAACATCCGTAGTTGTTAGGTTAGCATCTGTTACAATAGATTTAATATTAGCTCCTGTAATAGATTTTGAGTTATAAACTCCACCTCCTGCACTTTCTGCTATTGCTAAAATATCTGTATCTGCAACCGCTGAACCTTTTGCTGTTAATTCTGTAAATTTCATATTTATCTCGATAATTTTGTTTGACCTGACCAACTAACTGCATAAACAGAACCCCATCCGTTTAATTCATAAGTTGGTGATTGTGTTATTATAGATTCTTCATTTTCATACAAAAAGAATTCGCCTGCCTCTGTAAATAGGTTGTCTCCATCTGGGTTGTTTTTTCCCCATCCTATTGTATTAAATATTCCGTCTGACCATCCCATATTTTAATAACTAATTAAGTGTATATTGTTGTCTGATTTCTAAAGGCACATTTTCCATATCTTGAAATTTATAAAACAACAATGGCGTTTGTTCACTTATAAAATCATCAATAATAGTTTGAGTAAGCTCACTTGTTAAAACTATTTTATGAGAATCAACAAAGTGGCATATTTCCATTGGTATAGGTTTCACCAATAATTGCGTTTGTTCTGCATTTAAAACCTCTGTAATGCATTCTAATGTGTAAATCATAAGCTATATACCCCTAATAAAGTTAAATCAAATTGTCCTGTATTTGTTATTGCTGTACCCATGCATCTACTTGCAGTAAAATTTAACCCTTGAGTATTTGCAGGTAAATCTGTGCTAATTGTACCCTCTGCAACACTTCCTGTTTCGTTGTTCGTGACTTTATAAATAACAGTACTTCCTGCATTTGCGTTAAATAATTCAATTGAATAAGTTGTAGTTAGCGCTGCTCCTGAAGTTCTATTTGCAGGAAAATTAGAACCTAAATCAATTTTTGTACAAGTACCACTACCATCATTGTGAAATACTTGTAAATTAGTATCTGATGCATCACTTCCCACTCCTATAACATTAAGCATACTTGCAACAGTTATGGAGTCAGAATAGGTTAAATCAGTTGTTTGTCCTATCATTCCGTAAAATTGACGGCATCCACTTCCATATGCAGTATCTGAAATATAAACCTCACAAACATATCTAAAACCACCACCAATATACCATAGTAACGCACTTCCACGTGTTCCTGTATATCTACCTGTTGAAACTACTGAAGCATAAAAACCTTTTCGCACTTGTTTAGTTGCAAAATTTGTCGAAGCCACAGAGCGTGCAATAGTTGATCCTGTTGTAGCCATAGTTACACCTCCGCTTGTTGTTTCAGTAGTTGAGTTATTTGCATAGTTAACTCCTCTAAAAACTTCGTGAGCAGTTATCATTGGCATTAAAGGAATGTCTAATTTTAAATTTAATGCTGTTTGCGTTGCTGTTGAAATTGGTTTATTTGTGTCGCTTGTATTGTCAACATTAGATAGTCCAACATCTGACTTTGATAAATCAATATTTCCACTTCCTAATAAACTTTGACCTTCTATTGTTTTAATAGATGTACCACTAACCAAAGTATCTTGCTTATCAGTTAGCTGTTTGTTTTCCCAAAGTCCTGTTGTACTATTGTATCTTAATACGTCATTATTAACCTCACTTGATACACTTACACCATGTAATTCATTTAATTCGTATCCGTTTTGTATAGCTACAACAATCTTTCCGTTTACTCCATGACTATAAGCAACTCGACCAATATAAACAGAATGTGCAGGTTCTGCAGGTGGTGTATTTGCAACCATTTGACCCGCAGTTGACGATAACCATAAGCTATCACCATCAGCATAAGCAGAAGTGTCTAAAGTGTGAAACAATCCACTTGTAATGATATATCCGTTTGTATTATTAGATAACGCTGTTAACGTTAATCCTATAGTTTTACTCGATGTCGCTTCACTATCAGCATCCGCAAGCGTTACAGTTGGCATTTGACCAGTAGCACCATTAATATAAACTACTGAACCTTTAGGTATTGTTGACCCCGTTGTATTTCTAACTAATAAAACTTCTTTTTCAGTTGAATCAACTACACCATCGTCATCAGTATCATAGACCGCCTTTGTCATGTCTCCCGATGTACCTACAACTATTTCAGCTTCAAAATAATCAAGCATTTGCTGACCTGTAACGTGTTTAGTTATATAACCGCCAACACCATCAGGTTCTGCAAGTGGTAACCTATCGTTTGCTGTTAGGTTGGTTGTCTTTGCTGTTAAGTTTTCTATCTTTATCGTCGCCATATAATTTCTTAAGATATATTTCTAATTTTTTAATGTTTTCTTTTTTCGGAGCGTACTTTTTCATATGTGCCAATTGGTATAATAATTCTCTCTAATTGGGTGTATATCATCGTTAGTATTACTTGTGTATTCAGGAAATAAATTTGATGAAAAACACATATAATCAACAAACCTTTGCGAATAGTTTTCCGCTATCTTTTTATACTTTTCAGCAAGTAGTTGTATATTCTCATAGCTTACCGCTGTTGAACTTTCTACTTCTTTTTGATATACACCATTGTTTGATATTTGAAAGCTTGAAAAAGGCAAATATTCAACCATTGAGTAAAAAATTAACATAGGTTTTAAAAACGTAGTCGTTATAGTCAAGTAGTTTCCTGCTAAAGTATTCGCTAAAATATCCGCTTTAATCTTGTTCAATAAATCAGTACCTGTGTATTGTTGTATCCAAATATCTTGCGCAATCTTTACGAATGGAAGTAATTTATCATAGTCAATATTACCATCCAAAGAAGTATATTTAGTAATATCTGTTTTATTAATTAGTAGTGCTTCTGCCATAATCTATTTATTTAATTTTTTAATATAATCAGGGTGATGTCCTTGATATGGCATATCAATTGGAGCTTTTTTAGAATCCGCATTTCCTCTCGGTCTTGGTGCATATGATTTAGGTATGCTTCCAACTTCAGCAGAGGAACTCAAAGCTTTATCTTCTACATATGTTCCGTCTGTTTTTTTCTTAAGTCTGTAAAGTGTTTCCTGCCAAAAATGGCCACATTTAACACCGCCTTTGAAACGAAACAAATCATAAGGTTGACCTTTATGTCCTAATTGTTTGTTTACACCCTCTCTACTTGCTTTATCAATGTCCTCTAAGCGATAAACTACACCATTATTAGTGCGTAACATCATTTGTTTGCAAAAGTCCCTTGAATTAGGCTTAGAATATCTTTCAGAATATTGATAACGTACCTTATAAACGCTTTTATCTAAATTTGACTCTCTGCTTGGTTTTGATGTAATAACCTCCGCTAATTTAGTATAAAGGTCTTTTTTTGGCTTAATAAGTCTATTTGCCCACTCTTCAATTGGTTCATTATCTTCTTTAAATTCACGTGCATCAACTAATTCCCATTCATCACTCACAATCTCTCCATCTAAAACGTCTAAATAAGCTAATAACTCATCGTGATCATCTTGTTTAGACAATGTTTGTAATTCAGAAGTGCTCGATTTAAATGGATTCAAAGACTTAAACGCTAAATCTAAATTAATATCATTAACTCTAAATATTTTCTTTAAAGAATCAATTATCAATTGTTGTTTTGGCTTGATTACCATATTTTCGTACAATGTAAACGAATTTTGTAACTCATCCGCATTTGCACTAAATCCAGTAGTCGTAGCAATACCAAAAATTAAAGGACTAACAACGTTATGACCTACCATTATTTTAGTTCTACATTCTTCACTTAGATATGCATAATGTTCAGGTGCATCGTTTAAAGGTACAGAATCAATTGTTGTTTTTGTCGCTTCGTTGTCATTGAAAGATACTACTAACTTTTTACCCGTTGAACCTGTTAATTGGTTCATTATTCTATTAGTAATATCGTCTTTTTCTTGATCTGCAGGTTGCCCATTATTGAAATTTAGTACAGTCGTTGGACTAAATCCGTTAGTTACCTCATTTATAAGGTATTCAGCTATTTTCTCTTCCAATACCGCATAATCTAAAGCACCTTGGTAATCAACATAGCTAAAATATTTCATCCCAACGCTATAAGGTTGAATAGTTAATATTTCAATCTTTTCTTTTGACGTTCCAAAAACAGGGAATGGTTTAGGCTTGAACTTCTTAACGTCTTGCCAATTATCTGAATAGTATTGAGTTACTATTTCCCCATCTTCATTACATTTTGCAGGCCTTAACAATTGTTGAGGTATGTGAAAAATCTCAATTACTTTGTCGTGCTTATCATTGTAATGAACTTGCAAACTTCCTTGACCTAATAAATATAAATCAATAATCAATTTTTTTAGTTCTTCCTGTGAAATAATGCTAATAACATTTGCCCAGTCCTCAGGTTTCTGAAATGAATCTTTTGCGTACAAGCCCTCACCATAAATCAATTTACAAATATTGTTGATTATAGCATTGTTTGTTGCACTATTTAAGAACCTTTCAATTAAGAATTGATAGTAGTTATTATCTTCACCATAGTTAACCCAATCTTCCCTTTTATCCTCGCTTATTTTGGGTTGCACGTATGCGCTTAATTCGATTACTTTATTCGAGAATTGTAAACTCATTAGTTGTCGTATTT